ATCCTTTGACACCCAAATTTCTCAATTCATGTTGTACCTCTGTAGGTGTTTTACCCTTAGTTTGGTACTTGTATGTCTGATTAATTGTGTCAGATAGTTCTATTGAGTTATCTGCCATTCTCTAGAGCTCCAACAAATCTATTAGCATATTCTTCCAATTTCTTTTGATTTTGAATATCATTTTCTTTTCTCCCTGTTCTAAGTGAATATATCATCTGGGTGAATTTCATCGCACCTCTAAATTCCTCTTCAGTGAATTGTTGACGGCAAAATTCGATTAAGTCTATACCTTTCTCACTATTGTAATGTGACGGGTGGTTAACCTTATCATCTAACGTCTTTTTAGTTTCTTCATTTCCATTAGGTAATGAGTAAAAATCATAACAATCATCAATAGTCCAAGTTCTCTCGTCAATTGCTTCTACATCAGCAACCCATTTATCTATATCAAGACTTGACTGAACTAAACGATAAACATTTTTTATTTGCACTGTAATTTCAACACCGTTAACTTCTTGGATTCTGATTCTATCGCCTATAATCAAATCTTTAATACTCATGATCTAACCACCCTTTTTGGAAAAATATCGTACTTCATAAGGTGTACACACCATTCTCTTCTAGGATGTACTTGAGGCACTTCAAATAAGTGCGGTTTCTTGCGTTTCAATTCCTGTAATCTGCGTTGCTCCATTCTCTCTTTATAACTTGTGATTTCGTCCTCTTTAGGTTTCAAACTATCCCACTCACTACGTCTTACTCCAATAGATACTTCTATTGCATCTTCAAACTTCCAACCAGAAGCCAATCTTTGTCTTAAGATATCTGAATTGATATCTGCTTCTTTCATTTTCTCTACTACATCTGGTGTAATAGAGAAGTATTTATTTTTAACTCTCATTTTTGTCGCTTCCATTTAATTCAACTCCCATCCAGTTTCATCTATATCTACTCTCACAAATTCTGCTTCTGACAAAAACTTGTCTTTATTATCGTGGTATAACTTGTTATAGAATTCTTCCTCTTCATACATATCGCTTACTCTGTTGACTTCAACAGGAACTTTTATTTTCATATCAACTTTCGCTTTAATTTCTATTGTCCCTTTGTACATTCACTCCACTTCCTCTACATTCATGATTATTTTTGGTTCTTCTGCATATTGCTTAAAGCTTTCAATGTGTGCAATTTGGTTATCATCTTTCCATAAGTGATCGTTAGCAGCGTCTAGCACTGTTTTGATTAAATTGTCTATATCTGGTTTCGTACGTTTGTATTGACCTATCGATATTAACTTTTGATTCTTTGTCCAACTCTTAGGTGGTGCGAAGTAAAAATATATTGATACTTTCAATCTACTGTTCAACATCTTTTTAGGTAATTGACTCTGTATATATGCTTTATGCTTCGTATAAGACGTTGGCATGTATGTTTGAATGAATTTACCTGCATTTCTAAAACGTGGACGAGGAGAGCCAATAGGTTCCTTATACGTATCATTGAAATTAATCTCTATTTCCATAACTCACCTCAAAATAATAATTCGTTAATTGTCATTTGTTGTTGCAGTTCTTCTTTTCTGAACAACTTGTGTTTACGTTTGAGTTTTTCTAGTTCATCTTTCGTTACCGTTCCTGAAAATGTGTTTCTAAAGTGTATCCCTGCACAGTTACCTAATTTATAAGTATCTTCTCCTAACGGCGTTACACTACACATCTCCCAACCGTCAATTTGATACAACATGTATTGCTTTTTAAGTCCGTCGATAAGTCCCATTAGGACACCTCCGTTATTGCCTGTCTGTTGCCTTTTTCTTCCAATTTGTCATTGATTAACTTGATGAGTGCAGCTTGGTTCCCACTGCACCAATCAATCATTTTTTTAGCATACACATCGGAACACTCAAGTATTTGCATAACATTCTCTTTCGTTACCATGTGTCACGCTCCCTGTAATCATCTCCTAGTACCTTTACAGTCCTAGCGTTATGTTTCATTCTTGAATTGATCCGTTGCCAATTCATATTTTGATTGAGTTCTTTATCACTAAAATTTGTAGTGAAAATATTATTCTTTCCAACTCTGTTATCTACAATGCTGAATAGTTTATTTAATGTGTGTTCAGTGTTTTCTACACCTATATCGTCGAGTACTAACAAATCTATGTTGCTTAGCAGTTGTACAAGTTCATCTGTTGTTTCTGCAGCGTTCTTGTTGTATGTCGCTTTAATACGCTCCATTAACATTGGAATGTGCATAAAAGCCACTGAATATCCTTCGTTTTTAATTGCTTTAGCTATGGCATACGCTATATGGCTTTTTCCGGTACCGTATGAGCCTTGTAAGATTAAAGACTTAGGTTTATCTACAGAAAAGGTTTTAACGTACTCTATAGCTGTTTTTTTGGCGTATATTTGTTTTTCGTTTTGGGGTTTGTAATTGTTTACTGTTGCATCTCTTAGCGAACCATTTACAGTAGATTGATTGAAGATATTATTTATATATTTTTGCTTACGTTTCTTCTCTGCTTCTTTACCAGCTTGTATCATTGAACAGTCACAACCATGTCTGAACTCATGCCCGTTACTAAACTTGTAATAGTCGTATGTGTTTCCACACTTATTACATTTAAGGTTGTGTTGCTCTTCTACGATGTTTTTACTAGGTCTGATATTTCTAGCTAAACTTTCCATTGATTGCATTTATAATCACTCCTAGTCCCAATAACTCTCGTCATACTTCATACGTTCTAACTGATCCATACCAGTTGATTTTGTCTTTTGATTTAGATAACCTTCAAATTTAGTACCGAATAACGTTTCAGGTCGAAGGTACTTATCACTGTCTGTGTTTAACCACTCATCAGTTTTGACATCAATTACCTTTTTAAAATCGTCCAATCTAAAATCTTGGTTCCATCTTGCTTCAATAAACTTTCTTGTTTTAGCTGTTTTATGCTTGAAGTTTTTACCAGTTTTCTCATTAAGGTAATCAACAATTTCCTTATAAGGTATTCGAGACACAGTCGGGTTGCCCGACAATATATTATTGTTAGTAGTCTCTGTAGTAATGTCTGTGTAGTCTCTGGTATTGGTTGTATCATTTTGATACACTCCATCGTTTCTTTTTGATACGCTCGTCGTATCATTTTGATACGATGGTCGTTTCACATCCTCTAACTTTCCATAATTAATGCTGTACCATTTTGTTTTATCGAATTTAGCTTTGTTGTAGTTACCTACATGCAATAAATCTTGTTTTTCTAAACTATATATAGCACGCTTAATTGTCATCACAGACCAAAAAGGGAAGTGTTTTTGCCATTCAGAAAATGAATTGTATATCCAGCGTCTACCATCGTAGTTATGATTGCTTTTCTTTAACCAATAGTGCATTTGTTGTAATACAATTGCTTCATTAAGTCCTATCTCAGTAGCTAACTTTGGTAAAACTAATATAGGATAATCATCAATCAATAAGTTGTTCATCTACTCAACTCCTTTTTGATATAATATTTTCGAGGTGATAAAAATGAATTGGATTTCTTTAATTGCGTTAATAGTTTCAATAATTTCTTTATGTTTAACTGCTTATAAATACTGGCGTGACTACAAAGAAAATCAATTAAATATTTCAGTAGATTTAAAAAATCATTTTGTTTCTGGCGAAAGAAATGTATTTGAACTGAATGTAGTAAATGAAACTAAAAACCCAGTTTCTATTACTAAAATAGTTTTAATAGACGAAAATAAAGGCTTAAAATTCGAGTGTATTCAAAACAAAGTGTTATTAACTAAAGGTAAACATATTAGAAATGAAAGCAGTTTGTTACCAATTAATTTAAACGCTTATGCTTCTCATAAGATGTTTATTGTTTTTGATTTAAAACAAATTTTAGATATTTATAATTTCGAAATTTATACTAGTAAAGGTGTTTATCTTACTAATTACAAAGAGAAACAATTGAAAGAACAACCGCTATTAAACTTAGGATCAGTATCGATAAATAAATGATATGATCACGTTTTTTCATACATTTTTCTCTCCTTTCAGGATGGCGTTTAATTTATCATCAACTTTTATCCAACTATCTTGTAATTGGTAATATTTGTTAAAACTGTCTATCCCCATCTGATGTTGAATTGTATGGTGCTTACGACATAACGCTAATACGTATTTATCGTAGTGGTCTATCTTGTTCCTGTTCATACCTCTACCTACTGTTTCAAAGTGTGCTAAGTCTGAATTAGGTTTGCCGCATATCACACAATTTCTGTTAATCGTTGACCAATATAGATAACTCTTATCTTCTTTCATCAACTTACTCGTCTTTAATCTCATATGAACTTGATGATGAAACATAAAAGCAATAATCATTTCGATTAATTCTCTTGCTATTTTTTTAGAACAATTCTTTAAACTAATAGGATCATAGCCATTCATTATTTCTAATTCGAATTGAAAATCTTGCCTCATAGCTTCTTTAGGTTGACCTAAATGTAATTCAATATCTTCGCATAACAAGAAAATTGTTCTGCGTTGTTTATGAGTTATCTTTTCGTGGTCTGGCACTTCTATATCTGCGTTGAGTGAGTAACCATTTTCCAACAAATCGATATGACTTTGTTCTAATTCAACACCAGTAGCAACGACGGAATAAGTACCGTCGTTATCTCGCTGGTATCTTGTAATAAGCTGCATTTAATCACGTCCTAGAAAGCTAAATCATCATCACTAATATCAATTGGTCCATTAGCATTTGCAAACGGATTATCTTGTTTTGTCATTGGCGTTTGCTGTCCGTTAGCTTGTTGTTCACGTTGTTTCATTTCATCAGTTTTAGGTTCGGGTTTATTTACGATTTCGTCACCTTTGTTCCAAACTTTTACAAAAGATAATCTAACGAAATACTTTCCTTCATCTTCGTTAAATTTATTTTTAAGTACGATTGTTCCTATTTTGTTAATTAATCTGTCTGTATCGAAAGTTAAATCAGGTAAATTAAGTTGAATTCCTAGTCTGCTTAATAATTCAATGTACTGTCTTTCTTGGAAGTCTTGTTGGAATGGTGGTACAAATTGATTATGTTTGTATTGTTTACCTTCGTTATTTTCAAATACGATAGTGAAATATCTTCCTTCTTTGTCATTAAATTCAACATCTTTAACTTTAACTGTGAATTCTCCTGCTCCTAAGAAGTTTCCACCTTTTATAAATGCTTCTTGATTAGTTTCTTTAGTGTGTTGTGATTGTCCTGTGATTTTCATAATTTTATACCGTCCTTATTAGTTATTTTTAATTTCCATTTCTGATTGCTTGTACAACGTCTGTAATGCTTGGGTTTACAAATTTCTTATTGTTAATTGTTATATTGCTTGCATGTCTTATTTTGGTTTCAAATAAATTAGAGGGTTCAGCATTAAGTACATACTCATATGACTTTTGTCCGTTTTTCTCATGCTCCTCAATTGTCATTCTTGCTAAAACATCTGATTGACTTACAACTGCTTTTCTTATTTGATCTTGTGCCTCAATCGTGATAGTGGGATTAATCGTGCTGCCCTCATCGTCTTTATCTTTGTTGATACCTTCATGACCGCTTATTGCTAAATGGAATTGATATTGTTCTTGTAACTTAGAAACATATCTGTACATATGCACAATACGTGTCGCACATTCTCCCCAATCATTAAATGTCGGTTTCTTAGTCTTACCGTTCATGATGTCATCTATAGTGATGTCACGAAGTTTTTGTATCGTTTCGATTACTATGACATCGATTTTCTTTCCGTTATCTCTAAGTTTTTCGATAATTTGAGGCAACATTTTTATTACATAAGCAAAGTGTTTGTAGTTTTTGATTTGTACTACTGCGCCATCTTCTGTAACTGTTGTTCCATCTTCATTAATATCAAGCACAAGCGCGTTGTTATCTTTGGTTAAAAAGGTCGTTTTACCTGTACCGAATTTTCCGTAGATAGCGAATTTATAAAACTTATTAGCATTTTGTTTGCTGATATCTTTAACCCCTAGTTGAGTTAGGATATCTTGCTCTTGTTTTTCTTCAGTCATCTATCTTACCCTCAAATTTCTACTTTGTTTTAGTTCTACTCCTTTGAGTTCTAAACCGCCTTTTATAGCTTTCAATAACTCTTTTTTGTCTAGCTTTGGTTGCTGTTCGATGTAGTATTGTTTAGGTATTAAACTTTCATCTGTAACATCTAAACTAGGTGGATTGTTAGCGATGCTGTACGAATTAAGCGCAGTTTTAAACTTCTCTTTACCTGTCTGCTCCATAACTTCCTGTAAACTTTCTTTTAAACGTTTGACACCGTTTTGATTAGAAGTTTTACGTTGTCTTAAACGCTTTATTTCTTCGTCTATAGCATTGTTATCTGCTTCTAAAGACTTAATAACTGCTACATATCCATCTGCTTTTTCTTCGATTGCATCGTTTATGCTTGCTAGCGTATCTTTTAAAATTTGTTCATCTTCTTGTTCAGCGATAAGGTCATAAACTTGTTGATAATTATCTTTTAATTCAAATAAGTTGCTCATCGATTAGACACTCCCCTGCAATTACTTTTTTAGCAACTTCTAGCTTTTGTTTCATTTTATTAATAGAATCAATGTTTCTAAATTTAAGACTTTGACACCCAT